GAAGCTGCACTATCTGCTGTTAAATAATCAGTAACACCATCAAACTCTAATGCTCTACCTGAATATATTTGTGCGTGATTGTTGTTACCAGAAGTATCTAATCCTCTAGCTCGTGTTGGTTTTACTATTTGTTGTATTGTAGCTGCCATTATGAAAGTGTCCCATTATTTGAGCCATGTGAATCATTAGCATCTGCGCTAAGATTCCACCATGATACTAAGTTTGTTTTTTCGCTAGATGTTAATCCAGCATAATTCTTGTTCATTATAGATTTAATTTGTGGTTGTGTTAATACTGATGACCATATACCTGCATTACATATATATCCATCCCAACTGTTATTAGTTGAATTAGTTTCTTGTCCAATTCTTACACCAGGCGTGCTTGGTACATGTAAACTTCCTGTAATACCCCCACTATCAGTGCCATCATGAACACCGTCTACATACATTTTGCATACTCCATCTGAAGAGTTATAAGTAACTGCAACGTAATACCATTTACTATAATCTGTATACGTTGAATCTGACTGACAAAGTTCTGAAGCTGAGCCATCAGCAGAAAATCTTCCAACAAATCGACCAGTTGATTTATCGTACCTTAAATGCCAAGATTTTTCATCACCATCTCCTTCTATTACTCTACTATAACTATCAGTTGGAGCTTCTCCAGGAAGTCGAACCCAAACAGCAATAGTAATAGAATTTGGATTTAAGTTTGTAGTTCCACATTGTATATAATCATTAGTACCATCAAAAAATGCAGCACCATCACTACAAGGTATTACACTGCCTGCATCATACTTATGCTTTAGTACGAGGTTATCTGTTACTATACCAGGTGTTGTTAATCCTGTTTTTGATAAGTTACTACCTAATCCTAAAGGCATATTAACCCATATAAGCAATACATGAGCCAGTAGCTAAATCAATAACTGACCAACGACCATATATTGTCATTCCTGCTGGAAATGTAATGCCAGATGTAGTATCTGAAACACTTGTTCCTCCACTTACAGTTTCTACGTTATCTGCACCTGCAGCAGAACCAAAAAATGATGCTGAGTCTGGAGTTAATGTTTGAAATGTAGTATCAGTAATAAATTGTATTGCTACAAATTGTCCTGTATTAGCAGTGTGAATACTATTTTCTGCTATAATTGTAGCACCAGCTTGGCCCATTGCTGCATTTTGAGATTCAACTACTGTATATTTATGTAAACTTCCTGCCATTTTATTCTCCTTTTGAGTGTACTTTAAGCTCTGGCATGAGCATGAACGTACTGTTATAAAAAATTCTTAGTAGATTCGGGGTAAACCTTTTATATGATTTACCCCATAGTTCTACAAAACTATTTAACCTTATTTTTTTGGTTTATGATTCAACAGCCCAAATACCATTACCTTTACTTTGGTAAATAATAAACCAGCCATCAGCACTTCCATATTCAAGTTTTAAACAAGCGCCTTTTTTGGCTCCTGTTACACCTAAGTATTTATTATTTGCTTGAGCTGCATTATTGCAACCACCAATAAACTTATCACTTGAATTAGGAGCAATACGCATATATTCTGCAGCGCCTAAATCGACACCTAAAACTAATGTATATTGTACACCTGCAGCTACAGCTGGCAAAGTGAATGTTTTATCAGCAGCCATCATAATGTGAACTCCACCTACATCTTGCACAGCATTTAGCGTAACATCAGCTACATGTGTTTCAGTATGATTAGGTGAAATAACTGTTTCATTTAAAAAAGCAGCACTGTTTTCGTTTAATACGTCACTTCTCATATTAGTTAACTCCTTCCAGATTGATAAGTGCATGTGTTTCAGGTAAAGTTACTTCAAGACCTGCTTCTGTAAGAATCATATCTTTTCGTAAATCTTCATCTGCTTGTTGCACATTGGTTGTAATAGAAGTATCTCTATTTATACCATTACCAACTAGAGGTCTATATGAAACGTGGTCTAAATCAACTAAACCAAGAAATCCAGCTGCAAAACCTCTAAACAATGGCTCTTTAACTAAAGTTAAGTCTCCATGTATAGTGTCTATTTTCATAACTTTATGACCAAATGAACCTTGCGCTCTTTCAATCATGTAATTAGCTTGAGTACTTGCAGTTGAATTATCAATAAAACCATCTCCACCCATTTTATTAAAATGAGACATTACTGGTAATGAAGCTAACCCTAATTTAGAAGAACTTCCTCCTCTTGCAGGGTCAAATATTACTTCAAAATCAGTAAGTAAATCATCATAAGTCCATTGAGCTGCTGTATTTGATTTATAATAAGATTTATCAGTTGTATATGATAGCTGTGCGCCACCACCTTCAACTGTAGAATTTCTTATTATCTGACCAATAACACCATCAGTATATTGAACTCCGCTTCTTGAAGCTTGCTGACCAAACAACATTGCTCTTTCAATGTCAATTTTATGTTCTCTTAATTTAAGATTCCATATTCTTTGCCATTCATCAGCGTAACCACGATAAACTGTTGCTCTAGCAGTATTAGACATTTCACAAGCTGTTTTAAAGATTTGAGTATAACCAAACCCATTATCAAGCTCTTCTGACCATACGTCTGGAGCGCCTGAACCTTCACCAAATGAAGTACCAATTACTGTACATTGAGCATCATCAGCTATTGTCATTGCAGCACCACCAACAGTAGATACCGAAGTAACATTGCATGTTGTTGTTACGCCTGCATCTGCAACTGAGTTAATTCTAACAGTTCCGTATGAAGGTGTTGTACCTGCACCTGATGCATTTAATGATATTGCAACCATCATTCCTGGAACCAACCAGTCTACTGATGCTCCTCCAACTGTGTCAAAGCTTAGGTCCATACTACTACCTTCAGCTACAAGTGTTGCTCCACCTGCAGATAAGAAACTTCTATCAGTCATTGCTATTTTTGTTCTATCTTCTAAAAATCGGAATTGACTATCCGATGTTGGGACTTTTCCAACTTTTGACAAGTATACAAAAAATGACGATTCTTCTGGGCTTAACTCTGCAACTCTATCACTAAAGTCGTACAGTCTTCTTGTTCTTAAATTTGCACTATCTGTAGTATTACCCCCAGGAGTACCAAATTTTACTTGTCCACCATTATAAGTAGGCATTTATTTCTCCTTGTTTATACATTTATGTTTACAATACTTTCGTACGTCCACCAGCCTGCATAACACCATCCCATATAGAGTCTACGTCATTTTTAGGAGTTTGAGGTGCTTGACCTTGTAATACTCCACCTTGTGCAGGTGTACCCTGCGTTTGACGAACACCATCAAGTGGTCTTTCTACTTGCTGATTGCCTCCAGACTCCATAACAGCTCTCCACATTTTAATAGCACCATCAACACCATACTCAGCAGGATTCTGTGCTGCAAAATTCATAAAAGAGTCTACTTCTTCAGGCGCTAAGCCTCTTTGCTGTAGTTCGGTCTTTAACTGCATTTCGCCTTGCGTTTTTTGCAATCCTTGCATTTGTTGGTTGACAGCTCCACTAATGGAGTCCTGTAATTCTTGTTGTCTGAACTTGTACGATTTAGACTGAGGGTCATTATAGGCTTCCCATGGGTCAAATTCATCTTTATCTAATGCTATACGTTCAGGTTGTGTTGGTTGACCTTGTCCTTGTACCATACCAGTTATAGTTTGGGTTATGTCTGGACGTGATTCCAATAGTTGACCTATTTTTTCATATTGCTTTAGTTTAGAGTTTTCCGCTGCGAGTTTATCCTTTTCACTTTGGAAGTATTTTGCTTGGTCTTCCCAGTTTCCAGAACCCTCTTGCGTATTTGCGTTATCGTCTTGCCCTACATTATCAACGGTTTCACCTTCTAGATGTCCGTCTTCATATGCGTTATTCATTAGTTGTATTTCCTTCCTGCGATTTCTGTTGTCCTTGTTGAGTTTGACCACGAGTATTATCTCGTAATCTCTCTGACTCTAGTTTAACCGCATCTTTTAGTCTACCAGTCGCCAACTTGTTAGCGGCACGAGACTCATACTTTTGCTCTGCCAATTGGCTTTTGAATTTTTCTACTTCTGTACGTTTTCTAGCTGCAACACTTTCTCTGTCTGCAGTTTGTAAGTCGCCACCTAATTTTTTAAGTTGCTCTTGTGCCTGTCCTAACATACTCTGTAATTTACTAACTTCGTCAGTTCTTTGCAATACCCCTTGTTTGTCAAATATTTCTGTTTTCTTCAATGCTTCTACCCTATCTATTAATCCAGCTTGATAAGCTTCCATGTATAATTGGAACTCTCCATACTTGTTTGAAGGTAAACTTGAACCTCCAAGTATTCGTATATCAAACTGACCTACAGTTATATCATTTTCTATTGACTGTAGTTCATTAGTTTTGTCATCGTATAAACGAGAATTGACTGTAAATTCATTTATATCGTTATTAGGTTGTACTATTCTAAATGTCTTTTTAAATCTATAATGCTGTCTAGCCATATTATATACAACTTGACCTAATCTTTTCATTGAACCTTCAATATCTCTTAATTTAGATTTTGAACGTCTTTGTCCAACATTTTCCATCATCATTGTAGCTGAGTAAGTTCTAGGTGCTGCATCACTACTACCTTGCATCATTTCAAAAATACCCATATTTAAATCAATATAACCTTCAATCATTTTAGGTAATGTTAATATACTACCTGATAATGGTTGTGGTGAAGGAAAGTGTGGCTCACCAAAAGATGGGTCATATTCAATAGTTGCATTAGGGTTAGCCCAATCCCTTTCTAATTCTTCAATATCACTAACACTACCTTGAGGCACTAAAAGTTTTAAGCCTGCTGAAGCTTGTGCATGTGATGTAATAAGTGAAACTGTTTTATTTAAAAATCTTTGAAACGCTTTATTTTTTCTAACATCACTCATTGGATATGGAGTATTAGTCCAAATGTTTGGTACTGGTATAACAGGATATATATCTGTATCACATATCATTTCATACAATACTATTTGGCCAACAGTACATGTTAGTTTAATTCTTGTTTGTGTAACTTCTACAAAATCTATTAATCCAGCTTCAATTGCTGCAGCAAAATCTTTATCTTCTGCCATTGCAGCAAACTGCTCTTGAGTCATAATTCTTTCATCACCACTTCTAGCGTCAACTACTCTATAATAAGGAACTCTTACTTTACTAAAACGTTCAATAATACGATAACGTTGTGTTATGGTATTCT